CATCGAAGTTGACAAGACCATTGGTATCAAAGAGTTGGTGACCACAATTTGTCATGAGATGATTCATGTCAAACAGTATGTCCGAAATGAAATGAACGATGATTTGGTCGAGAATGGCCAGGCCGTTTGGAGAGGTCGTAAGGTCAACCCAAACACAAAGTATTACGACTTACCTTGGGAGAAGGAAGCGTATCGTCTACAAGACAAATTTGCAAACCTAGTATGGAAAGAGGAGATTATATAATGACACAGGTAGCAGTTATTCACACGGCGTTTGAGGACACACCATCCACAGTCGCTTTCGTAGATGTACCAGAGTTTCCAACATTGATTGAGACTCTTGAGTACGCACATCGGTGGACACAGAACATCATGGACAGTTGGTCACTGAAGATGCCAGAGGATGGTAACGATGCAGTAACCGTTGTTGGTGATATCTCTAGTGGTATGGGATTGCGGTCTACTTCAGTTGGTGACCAAGTTCTGGTCGGTACTGAAAAGTATGTGGTCGCACCTATGGGATTTACAACACTTGATGGAGAACCAGTATGATGAAATTCAAAAACACTTCTGCGCCGTTGACGATTAATCTTGACGGCCCAGATGGAAATGCATTTGTACTCTTGGGTACTGCACGAAGTCTTGCTCGACAACTCGACATGGATGAAGACGCAATCACCAAGGAAATGCAATCTGGTGACTATATGAATCTGGTCAAGACAATGGACAAGTATTTCCCCTTTGTTGTTTTTGAAACAAACAATGATGAATATATGGAGGCGTTTCATGCTTAAAGAATTAATTCTAAGTTCAATGTTGTCATTGACACCAACTGCAAATGCAGATACGGTGCCGACAAAACAACAATTTATCACAGACGAGGCGTTCTGTCTTGCACAGAATGTTTACTTTGAGGCTCGTAATCAACCACTCGCTGGTCAGATGGCGGTTATATCTGTTACAGTAAATCGTGTTAATGATAGTCGTTATCCAAATACTATTTGTCAAGTGGTTTACCAAGGCCCACATCGTCCAAGTTGGAAAGACAACACAGTTATGATTCCTGTAAGGAATCGTTGTCAGTTCAGTTGGTATTGTGATGGTAAGTCAGACCGTGTTCATGACATGGAAACTTTTGAACAGATTTTTACCTTGACAATTGGTGTTGTAGATGGTAGCTATAAGATTGCAGATATTACAGAAGGTGCAACCCACTACCATGCAGATTACGTTGAACCAGCATGGGCGAAGACAAAGACAAAGACGATAGAGATTGAAGACCATATCTTTTATCGTTGGGAGATGGAAGAAACAGAATGAACATTTTTTACTTGAATCATGACCCAAAGATTTGTGCCCAGATGCACAATGACAGTCATTGCAGTAAGATGATTATTGAGTACGCTCAGTTGATGTCTACTGCACACCGTTATCTTGACGGTGAACAATATTATGGCAAGACTGCGAATGGTCGCAAGATTGCACGATGGAAACTGAACAGTGACCTTGAACACGTTCTGTACAAAGCGTCACACATCAAACACCCCAGTGGTATTTGGGTTCGTAAGTCAGTTTCAAATTACAAGTGGTTGTATGAGATGTGGACTGAACTAAACAATGAGTTCATGTATCGTTACAATCATGACAAACCCCATGAGAGTTATCGTAAACTACATGAGGCATTGGAAAGACCACCAACCAATATGTACGAGGTTGGTTTCTGTGAACCGTATCAGGCGATGTTTGATGATGTTAAGAACCCAGACAGTTCAATTCGTGCATATCATGACTACTATATAAAGTATAAACAACATTTGGCGAAATGGACAAAAAGAGGAGCTCCGTATTGGTATGAACAAACAGCAGCATGACCCAGAACCAGAACGCTATTATGATTGGATGTTATGGAAAATGAGACAGGAAAGAAAAGAAGAACCTGTTGTTATGACAACAGAAAATATGTATAAACGAGAGATTGCAGATATGCAAGCACAAGTTCATGCATTACAAATGAAAGTGAAAGAACTAACAGATGCCCTATTACAACTTCAAGAACAACGAGACAGGTGAAGAGTGGGAAGAATTCTTTACCATTTCTGGTAGGGAAGACTTTCTGAAAGAGAACCCACACATCACACAGACACCATCAATGTTTGGTATTGCTGGCGGTACAGGTGACAGAATTAAAAATGACGCTGGATGGAAAGAGAATCTATCACGGATTGCAGAGGCCCATCCATCATCTGAACTTGCAGACAGATACGGTAAAAAGACAACAAAGGAAATTAAGACTAGACAAGTTTTAAAGAAACACAAAGTGATATAAATAAAACTGTACTGGTGAGAAAACTACAGTACCCTCGCAAAGAGACTGTAAACTGTGTAGTCAATCCACCAATGTACAGGGGCGATAGTAAACCTATCGCTCCACCTTTAATTATAGTGAGTAAAAATATGGCGAAGAAAAAAGATGTGACAGGTGATAGTCTGGTAAAGGTAAAACCGATTACCGACAATCAAAAACTTGTATTTGAAGAATACGCAAAAGGACAGAATTTATTCTTACATGGTGCGGCCGGTACAGGTAAAACATTTGTATCACTTTACCTTGCACTAGAACAGGTTCTTAACCCATCAACCCCATACGAATGTGTATATCTTGTAAGGAGTGCAGTTCCAACTAGAGAAATTGGATTCCTGCCAGGCGATGAAGAAGATAAGACTGCACTGTTCCAAGTACCGTACCAGAACATGGTACAGTTTATGTTTGAACAGGCATCCGATAGTGCGTTCAGTATGTTATATGACAGACTGAAAGTGCAGGGCAGTGTTATGTTCCTCACCACTTCTTTCCTAAGAGGTATCACGTTAGATAATGCAATCATCATAGTTGATGAATGTCAGAATCTAAACTTCCATGAATTGGATACTATCATGACTCGTGTAGGACAGGACAGTAAAATCATCTTCTCTGGTGATTACTTCCAGACTGACTTGCAGAAGAATGGTGAGAAAGAAGGGTTGGGTGCATTTATGGGCATCATCGAAGCGATGGAAGAATTCTCCACGGTTGAATTTACAATCGGTGACATCGTGCGTTCTGGATTAGTTCGCAGTTACCTCATTAATAAAATCAAACAAGGAGTTGAAATCTAGTGGCAAAGATGTTTAGTAGTGCAGTCCATGAACCAACCCAAAAGGGAACTTCAATGGGCAAGAAACCAATTACGTCTACGATGAACAAGAACAAACGTAGGTCGTTTAAAAAATATAGAGGACAAGGTAAATGAGTAACTTTGATGAATGTTTGAAACTCATACTCCACCACGAAGGCGGATATGTGAATCATCCTAAAGACCCTGGCGGCGAAACCAACATGGGTGTAACCAAAAGAGTCTACGAAAAGTGGTGTATGGAAAATGACCTTCAACAGAAGGACATGAGAGATTTAGAATTTGATGACGTTGCACCTATCTACAAAAAGAACTATTGGGATAGAGTAAAGGCAGACCAACTTCCAGAGGGGCTTGACCTTTGCGTTTTCGACTGGGCCGTTAATTCTGGTACAGGTAGAGCGGCGAAGAAACTTCAGTCCATGATTGGAACAGTTGCAGATGGTGGCATCGGCCCGAACACTTTGCGTTGTCTTGACGAATATATCGAAGAACACAGTGTTGAAGGTACGATTGCCAACTACACAGAAATCAGACAGGAGTTTTACGAAAGTCTGAGTACATTCGATACGTTTGGTAATGGATGGTCACGAAGAAATAAAGAAACAGAAACAGAGGCATTTAAGATGGCAGGGGTATACCTTCCTTCTTGACAAACCCATTCTGTTATGATATGATTATGTAAATTAACTTGAGGATATATTATGTTTACACACAAACCTGTAGAGATTACAGAACTAGAGACTAAAACAGTAAACCGTAAAAGGTTTTATTTGACACCAGATGGTAAGATGTATCCATCTATCACCACTGTATTGAGTAACCGCAAGGCAGAGGGTCTTCACGCATGGCGTAAGAAAGTTGGTGATGATGTTGCAAATTATATCGCACGAACCGCCGCCGCAAGGGGTACAAAAGTACACCATATGTGCGAGGACTTCTTAAATAACAAAGAAGTAAATCGTGAACCATTTCTGGCCGCCGCACTATTTGGTCAACTAGAAAAAGTTATCAAAGAAAAAGTAGATAACATCTATTCACAAGAATGTGGTTTATATTCTGACAGGTATATGGTTGCTGGTCGTGTAGACTGTATTGCAGAATACAATGGTGAATTATCTATCATTGATTTTAAGACATCTCGTTCAGAACGTAATGATGATTGGAACGAGAATTACTATATTCAGGCATCTGCATATGCACAGATGTTTGAAGAACGCACTGGTCATGCAATTAATCAGATTGTAATTCTGGTGGTAACAGAGGATGGAGTTGTTCAAGAGTTCATCAAAGATAAAAAAGATTATCTAGGGATGTTAGTAGATGCGGTTGACGATTTCACCCAAGCATGGGAAAAAGAAAATGAAAAACTGGATGAAGGCCCTGATGTTATCGGCGCTCCTGTTTAGTGGGAGTGCAATCGCACAAGAAAGTGATTTACAACAGGAATTAGAAGACAAAAACTTATTTTACTGGGCACAGAAACCTGCCCAGTGTTCAAGCGCTGATGCAGTGGTTGACCTAATGAAGAGACATGGTGAGAACCCTACTGTGTGGATGGAAGGTATCACTGGATTTCCGAATGGTGCTTTTAACAAATCAAAATTTGTTATTGCAATTAACCATGAGGCGAATCCTATTACATGGTCATTGATTGAATTTGTTGATGACGGTAGACAGGCTTGCATTCTTGGATTTGGTCAAGGTGCAATCAACCTTGGTAACATCCCCCTCAAAGAAAAGGGGATTGACCTATGAATATTATCTGGCACATATTACTAACAGTGTGTTCTGGTAGTACTTGTTTGGAACAGGATGTACAGTGGTTTGAAAGTCGTGCAAATTGTGAAACCATGTTAGTAGAATATACAGAAATACCTGTTGATGGTAGTTGGGATACAGTCGAATATATCTGTAAACCAGTAGGAAGTAGAGGAACATAATGTATCAATACAAATGTAAATTGGTGAAAGTAGTTGATGGTGACACAATTGATGTTGACATTGACTTGGGCTTTGGAGTGTGGTTACGCAAACAACGGATTCGTATGTATGGTATCGACACACCAGAATCTAGAACCAGAGACTTAGAAGAAAAGAAATATGGATTGGCCGCAAAGGCGTTCCTAGAGAAATGGACAAACGCTGGTCATCTTGTTCTTAGAACATTTAAGGATGGTAAAGGTAAGTATGGTCGTATCCTTGGACAGATTTGGTACGAGGACACTCACAATATTAATCAACTTCTAATCGACAATCATCATGCGGTTGCATATCATGGTCAATCAAAACAAGAGATTGCTGAGGAGCATATCAAAAACAGAGAGTTCGTTAATCTTAACGATGCTGTAAAATCCCTTGACAATTGAATCAGTCTTTGGTATAAATATAATACAGTTTGATGATACAAATCAAAGGACGGACAGGACATGGGGGCAGTACCCATCGCCTCCACCATAACTACTCTTAGATGAGATAGTGAATCACTGCATGAGAGTAGTTATGATGGGGGCGAACTAGGTTCGACTGACGTAGATAGAGGCGAGTAGAATTGTCGGATGACTGCGTAATAGGTCAAAACTCGTAAATGCAAACGATAACAATGCATATGTAGATTACGCTCTCGCAGCCTAATCGTACTGAGTTTCGGTGGTGTACTTGGAAACAGAAACACCACCACTTAATTTTGGAGATAGTATGTATAAGGTGACAGGACAGTTTAAAGAACGCAAGGTAGTAAAATACTTTGTTGACCTGTATGACGCTATTGATTTTAAGGATAATGTGGATGCACACTATCCAATGAAACTGACGATGGAAAAGGTAATTGATATGAGAGAATTTATTCATGACAGTTGGCACAGTGTAATGAATGCCGACAAGAACCCACTAAGACATATCCCAGATACTAATACTAGACATATGGTACTACAGGTACTTGCATGGATGTGGTGTATTGTATTTTCAATGTGGATTGGTAGTTTTTGGGTTATGGGTGTAAGTATGATTGCCCATGCCTTGATACTTGCGGCCATTGTAATTACAGTTGCAACCTTTGAGACTGCAAGATTACGTCCTACATTCTTTATGCACTTTCCTACATCGACACCAAGTCGTGCAAGAGATATCTGGATTGACGGTAAGAAAATTAAACTAGACCCACAAGATAAAGGTGGTGAACATGAATAAGTTCAAACAATGGTGGCACGAGACTGACAGTATTGAAATGGTTCTCTTTGCAACCCTATGGAGTCTGTTTGGTTATGGTGCATATGTGGTAGCAGTTGCACTTGCACAAAAGATTACATGGATAGGGTGACGCCTTAATACGTCCGTGTGGGGTCACGGTTAACTCCACAACACAGAGACACCGCATCCTAGGCAAGCACTGTGGTACTATAGACCTCTGTGTCAACACGAAAGGAGAAGGGTGGGTTAGTCACCACCTTGCAACAGTCGGTATATATGACTGCTCTGCTGTATAAAATCAGATAGAGGGTGACTCCCTCTATCGTCTTAAAGGAATATAATATGGAAAAATTGATGACACCAAAAAAGTTCTCACTTGCAGTGGAACAAGTTGTTCAAGAGTGTGGTTGTTCTCATATGGAAGCAGTACTAGATTACTGTGAGAAAAACAACATCGAACCAGATACCATCAAACCCCTTATTACAAAATCACTGAAGGAAAAGATTGAGTGTAATGCAAGGGATTTAAATTACCTACCAAAAGTTGCACAGTTGCCCGTATAATGGAAGCCTATGACGCATATAGAATATATCATGCGTTGAAACTTCACTTTACCAGTAACTATGACTATGCAAAATATAATGGTAAGGCGAATGTGAGCGTTGACTCGTTCTTAAAACGTAATGATAGGCCTTTCTTTGGTAAGGTCGCAAGAAAGTATAAAGAAGATACCAAAGACTTCTTCATATCCAACTTCATAGTCAATCCCAAAGGCTGGGTTGGAAACTTTAACGATGAGAATTATTTGAACTGGAAGAAAAGAAATCAATCCCTTAAATATAATTACAAATCAGAGATGGTTGAATTATTTCACAAAGTTGAATCATTCGATGAAATATTTCAAGGTGGTGGACAACACCCCTTGTTATTAAAACAATTCATGTCCAAGAAGGTTTCGATTGAGACAGTCGCAATACTGGAATCACTTCTTGGTTTCTGCAACCGTTTTGATAAGGAGATTAATGAAACGATAGTATGGCCCGACAGAAAAAAACTGATAAAAAATTATAGTAACCTCTTGACAAATGATGTAAATGAGTATAGAGTAGTAACAATGCAGTTAATAAAGGAGCATTTTGATGACTGACGTAACCCTTCACTTTGACGGTGACCCTGTAGAGAAAGAAAGGGATTTCTATCGTGCAAAACTAGAAGAGGCCAATGCACGAATTCACACTTTGGAGTATGACTTGGCCGAACTCCAACAGAGAGATAAAACTCTCACTGAGCGAGTCAAGTTTATGGCTTCAAATCCACCTCGTAGACCAAGGAGTCGTTATGCACGACACTAGGTCTTACAAGGTATTCCAAGGCGGTTATGTCATCCCAGCCAAGGATGACAGACCTGCCGATTATGTAAAGGCGAAACCACCTGTCTTTCACTGTCAAGTATTTGATGGTAAAAATACAGTTGCGTTTTATACAAGAAAAACTTATGCAGAAGCAAAAATGGAAGGGGAGAATTCACTTGAACGTAGAGTTGGTTGACCATATGGGTGATGACCTTTCTGTAGTGAATGCAGCAAGAGTATCCTTTGGTAAAAAAAAGACACAGTTTGAACACGGTGACCTCAAACTGATTAAGTTTCTTGCAAGAGAAGACCATTGGAGTCCATTTGGACACGCATCTATGCAGTTCCAT